TATCTGCAGTTGCAGCAGACGTGCCACCGATAAATACGTTGCCCGAGCTGTCGATAGTAAGATTAGAATTAAACTCAACAGCATTACCAGCAGCATTAATATTTAGAACCTTACCAGCAGCACTTCCGTAGTTAGCAGGTGTATCTGTTAATCCAGTAAACGTAGTAGCTCCTGTTGATCCACCAGAATCATCAGCAATAATAAAGCTACTACTAGATGCCTGATACTTTAGGATCTTACCATCAGAAACACCTGATGTATTGACATCAGTTAAATCATTAATTGATTTGGTCGATGTTACGTCTGCACCAGCAGAGATACCAGTTAACTTAGATTTTTCAGCATCTGTGAAGACATTACTGTCTGTGGCAGAACCTACTAATGTTCTAACTTCTGCTGCAGTTTGGTCTGCTGTGGCACCAGACTCAATACCATCAAGCTTAGTACCGTCAGTAGATACATCACGACCATCTACAGTACCAGATACTGTAATGCTTCCTGTAGTAGTAATTGTTTGACTACCAAAATCAGGACTTACTTTTGTACCAGCGATAGCAGCACTAGCGTTAACATCAGCATTAACAATAGTGTCGTTAGCAATCTTTCCACTGGTGATCGCACCATCAGATACCTTATTGGTAGTTACAGCGCCGTTGAGAATCTTAGCTTCTACAACAGCATTACTAGCAATTTTACTAGCAGTAACTGCGTTTGTAGCTAGATCAACAGCAGCAATAGTTCCATTAACAATTTTAGCTGAGGTTACAGAGTTATCTGCAAGTTTCGTTTCAGTGATTGCAGAGTCAGCAATCTTGGCGGTAGTGACTTGTGCGTCAGCAATGTGAGCAGTGTCGATAGAACCATCAACGTAGTGCTCAGAGTTAATGCTGTTGTCAGCAATCTTTGTACCGTTGACTGCATCGGCTGCAATCTTTGCTGTTGTGACACTACTATCTGCTAACTGAGCAGTAGCAACGGAAAGGTTTGCAAACTTTGCAGTAGTAACAGCACCATCACGGAGCTTAGCTGTAGTTACAGCTTGGTCAGCAATGTTGTCAGTACTTGCTCTTTCTTGATCAGCATACAAAAGCTGATCTAGGTTTTCATTTAGCTCACCAGCCTTAAGGGCAGAGCCCGAAGAAAAGACAAATCGGGCTGCATCTACATCAGTATCACGGAAGATACGGATACCAACTCCATTAGCAGGAGCAGTAGTGAATGAAATGGTTGAAGCGTTAGCAAACGTATATGCAGTTGTAGCAACATGATCAAGTGTTACCTTGACATCTGCTTCTTTTAAATATGTAAATGTGACAGAGTAATTAGTAGTGGATCCATTACCTGTATAAGAATGTTCAGTTGTTAGTGTAGTTGCCATTACTTGTTCATTCTAAGAACGGGTTCGAGTTGTCCGTATGTTGTTTGTCGTTGACTTTGTCTATTTTCAATACGTTCACTACGAGATTCAGCAATCGCTGCACGGACGTCAGCTTCATTGCGAATGGTGCCCCATGCACGTTTCCGGGCTTTATTAAACAGTGCTCCAATAACCTTCGTGTGGTAGTAAGCCTTCATCGGCTCATAACCTCGATTACCAGAAACACGATCTTTCTCCATCTTGCGGATACTTGCTTGGATACGTGGATCAGAAGCAAGTGCATTCAGTTCAGCTTCTAAGTTTTGATCACCAATAGCTTTCATAAACTTGGAGCGAACACCAGGTAGCTTGGAAAGATCAGTGTTGTCTGGTGCGTAATACACAGACAGACGTGAGTCATAACCACTGCGGAACAGGAGCTTTCGACCAGGTCCCTGATCCAGGTTGAACTGGATAGGAGAGAACATATTGAAAGCACGTGTCATAAAGTCGTGATCCTTAATAGGACGACCATTCAACATGTCGTACTTAATAGGCAGTGCTTGATCAGTAATATTCTCAGTAATTAAGTTACGGTTGCGGATAGAATCAAGAATCCCAGAATCCAACTCACGCATGTGTGGTGTAATTAACTTGCCGATCTCATTCCTTAAGGAAGACAAAGGCAGAGTGTTATTCATCAAGCTTGCGATGATGCGATTGTGTTGACCAGGTTGACCAGAGAAAAGATCGACGAACTGTTGCAGACCTGTGAGGTAGCTCTTGCTAGCAGCACTTTGTCCAACAACCATTGCAATCTTCAATAGCTGATCTTCAGTCCACTCATCACCCATCAATAGGCTGTGATCACCCACATTGGAGATGGTTGACATGATTTGGTTAAAGGGTTCAAACGCTTCATAACCAATCTGCACACCACCAAGTGTGAAGGTACGGGGCTTCCAGCCAGCATCAACCCAAGACTGACGCATTTGTCTGTCAGTAGGTCCATCACCAGACATGTTGCCCGACATCCACATCATGGATGCCATTGATACAACAGCAGAGCCAATAGCAAGGCGTCCATTTTGTAGAGCCTTAGCGTTTTGTAGTTCTTCAAAAGTATTGATACCGTACTTAGTTAGGTTTCCGGCTTCAACATCTTTGACACTAGCAAATGCAACATCATTAAACTCTTTAACTAAGAAGTTAAATCCTGGTGTGTACTTCGCAGTCAGTTCCAGACCGTTCACACCAGTACGTGCAAATAAGAAGAAAGGCTTGGCCCAGGGGTTTGAGTTGAACAGTGTCTCCAGACCCTTAGAGAATCCCTCTAAGTCTTTAGTCAGAGTTGATTCACGCTTGGCATACTTGACAGCATCATCAATGATATTGCCATCCTCATCAAGAATTTGTTTAGCAAACTTCTCTTCAGCCTTCCTAAGGATTGCAGGTGTTATCTCAGTAAACTCACCTTTACTTGCAAGCTCAAGAGATTCACGCATAGCGCGTTCACGCATCTTGCCACGAGCAAGGATATGACCAAACACATCATCAGTGGCGGCCATAATCTTTGTTGAGTATGACAAGTAGTTGCTGTCGTTCATAGCGCGTGCCATGTTGGCAGCACGGAACACAGCCTTGTCAGCATCACTACCGCGCTTCTCTGCCCAGTCTCCGTAGAGTTTCCACTTTTGATCAGCCATTGTCCGTTCTACATATCGAGATTGAACAGTGGCAATATCACCAGAGAAATAACCATCAAGCTTCTTACGGAACAGCGTGAAAGCTTCAGGAAGCATACCCATCATTCCGTTGAGAGCAGCTAGTGATGATTTACGTGTAACCACGTCACCACTAAAAGTTGCCCCAAGAGCAGTAGCCATAGGACGTAAGAATGTGGCAGAGGCAGTGCCCATGATTGCCCTGATAGGGGTCTTAGGACCACTCAGGACGCTATGGATCATCACACCTTCAAGCTCTTTAATTAGCTCACCTGTCTGTTTCTTACCGTCCAACATCCCTCCCCGTAGTTTCTTGCGGAAAAAGTTGTCCAGGTCATTCAGGTTCGTGACATCGTCGAGCATAGAAGCAACTTCCATGTATGCCTTGAACAGCTCGTTGTCTCCGGTTTCACCAGCCATGGTGAAGGCAGTACGGAAAGCATCGATAGATTTACCAATATCCGCGTTAACCTCTTGTTGATAAACAGCCTTCTTAGGTAAACCATCTACACCTCTGACAGACTGAAGGTCATAACCAGTGAAGTATCGAGACTGCTTAGTAATCGCAACCAGGGAAGCAAACTTGTCGAACAATGCTTTGGCAGGTCCGTCAGTATCACCCAGGTCATACAGGTCTTGTAGCTCACGGCCAGCAACACCTAGATCGCGGATCTCTTTTAGCAACGAACCTTTGAGTAGGTCAGCAGCAGGAATCATGTTTGGATCCATGATCTCGATCTCTTCAAAGCTGCCGTCTTCAAGCTGAACCTTGCGCTTGATTCCCTGCTTATAGAAATCATCAGCCCATTCACGAGTTGTCAATTCAGTGTTCAGACGACCCTCGAACATCTCCTTCATTGAGGAAGTTGAGTCAGCCCATACTTCATGAAGTGGTATGCCCATTCTTTGAGCCTCAGCCACCTCTTTGACCACATAGTCAGTAGTGGCAAACTCTTCCATGATTCGCTTGATCTCTTTAGGAGCCAAGTCAACGTTGCCCTTACCAATACGGTCCAACTCGATAGGTCGAGTCAGTGAGTCAGTAGAACCAGCTTCTGCACCTAACTCATTACGAGTACGTGACAGTTGTTTGTTCACGTCACCAGCAGAAGCATTGGACGTAGGTGCACCTTGCGGGAGATCAGCTACAGGTTTATTGGCATGACCACGTAAAGCTTCAGGTGTTTCAGTCACCTCATCTATACCTTTAGCGACGGTCTGCTCTTCAATGCTTTTGTTACGTCTAAGAATTTCGTCTGAACCCCTCAGACCTTTAATGGACATAACTAGCCCATCGAGTACTGCACCGATACCCATGCCCTCCACGACATTTTTCAACGTCTTCATGGCTGGGTGATCAGTATCCTCAGTTGCCAACGGTGTACGTAGGATTGGGAAGTACTCAGCAAGTACTGCCGATGCGTTCTCTTGCTGTGAGCCAGAAGCAATCAGGTCAACCTTTGCACCAACAAGTGCAGAGCGGCCCAATTGACCTAGCTTTGTAGTAGCACTAGCTACCTTTCCTACACGAGCGCCAGGAATTGGAACAAAAGCAAGAGTGCCGTAATTAACCAGTGTCTTTAGGACACCACCCCAAGGAGTACGCGTCTCAATAGGGTTTTCAAATGCACCGAAGATGTCCATGTCAGGGCGATAATCTTCGCTGCCAACATCTTCTCCGCGAGCCATATCGATAGCACGCTCAGGCAGAGTTATAAGATCGGAGCATGTTTGTTGCAGGCCACCGGCAAATGCACTACCAAGCTCACGAGCAACATCACCAATGTCACTGAACTCATCCTCCTCTTGTTGAGGTTGCTCCTCTTCAGGAGATGGTTGAGTAAGTGATCGATTATGTGCCCCATACTCTTCAATTTTCCGGTCTAAACGATCTTTTAGACTCTCCTCAGGTGGTGTAGTAATTTCATCCATAGTTTAGTTTGGTTTCAGTGTTGCCTTAGCAACCCCTGGTAGCAACGTGTGTACTTGTCTGAAATGTGGCAGGCTCCTACCAAACGCCACCATTCTTTGAAGTTGTTCTGGTGGTAAGTTTTTAAGTCCCCTCCACTCCGCAGAGAGACCAGCCATAGAACCACCATTCATTTCTTGCACTCGAACTGCTGCTCTAGTCAAAGCAAACAGGTCCTGTGTTTTCTCATCAAACGGTTGGCTATCGTCGAAACCAAGCAAGTTGGCTGTTTCTAAGAAAGTAGGTTGAATGAATTGATAACGTCCAACAGCATGAAGGACATTAGGATCATTGTATGCCAACAGTTGAAGTTGTTTGATCTCACCGATTGTATGTTGTGTAATCGGTTTATCTAAGTCAGAAGTACTATTACCACTACCGATGGAAGTGTGTCCGCCGTTAGTACCACCGCGATTAAATGCTTCGTAGCCACCGTAAGAACGGGACTCTACAGAAGCAATTGAATCCAAAAACCAATTCGCTTCAGCACTGCCTGTAGCAGCTCTTAGCTCACGAGAAGAGGTTTTATGAAATTGAAGCAGACGCCGACTCTCGGCTGACATAGCATCGAGTTCTGCAATAGTTTTGGGAGGGTTGAACTCCTCGAAACCGTATCCCTTGAGGTTGGTGTTAATAAGTTTATAAACATCAACCCCATGCTGATCGGCAAGAGTACGCCAGAAAGTTGGAATACCTGTTTTAGCTTGTATTGAGTCATTTAGTTGTTTTACTTGATCACCTAAACCTTCTATCTTTGTGTCAAGACTGGCAGTTCCATTCTCAAGACGGCCTCTTACATCCTGATACGTTTTCATATTATCTGCCTGATATAGCAAACCAGGACGCTGAAAGAAGCCACCTTTTTTCACATCAAATTGTTCAGGTATAGCTTTAAGTGTGTCTTGCATTGCCTTTTCATGAGCAGTGGCTGCGTCGTCATCTGCCCTATGAGCCAGATAACGCTGACGATAATAAGCAAGAGAATTCTGCTTACCGTATATATTCTGTAGTCCATCGTACTCAAAGACCCCGGTCGCATCTTTAACAGCAGCTTCAATTTCAGTATTAGCTTGCTCAAGAAGAGCAGCAGGGGGATGTGTTTTATCGTCCCGAACTACTTTCTCTTGATACGTGACACGTGTGTCGTAGTCGTTCAGTCGGTTGACCAGTTCTTGAGAAACGATCTGACCGCTATTGAGACGTGAATCAATCTCCCTAGTGGTCATCTGGTCGTCATACTGTTCATTAGTCATGACACCTGATAACAAGGCATAATGCTTTGAATCAGTAAGCCTTAAAACGCCAATGATTTCATCATATGATTTCTGAGACCGATCACTATTAAGGAACGCTTCACGTGCATCAAGGACAAGCAGTTTATCTGCATTGTCATTGTACTCAATCAGACGATTGGTTTTCTGTGTTGCAGCAGCCATCGCTGTTTGCTCAAGTAAAGCAAGGTCATTAGAACGGTGTTCCTTTAGCTTGATGACAGTGCCATCAGCCAAGGTAACTTCTTGATCTAATGCCTCTAGAAAAGAATTCGGATCGATAAGACCTCTACCCAGTCCTTCGCGGATAACTTCTGTAGCTGATGCATAAGCTAGTCCCCTGCTTCCACCAAACTGACCTTTGTACTGGTCTACCCATTGCAATACATTTTGAGCGGTCTGAACAGGGTCGGCACTGGTAAAGGTTGCATATAGGGATTGGTTACGCTCTGTCTTCCGTTGCTCTTGAAAGAGCTTTGCTTGACGATTTGCGTAAGCAAGTTGTTCACCTTGCTCAAACCTCCGCATTGACGGGAACATATGCTCATGAAGCAGCATCGGATTTAACTCCCCATACGGCTGCATATATTCTTCGCGGATCTGCTGTTCAATAGCAGCACGTTGACGTGGGTCAGATGTTTCGTTTAGACCAAGTTCTTGGCCTCTTTGTGTGTAGTGAGTGCCGTAGCTAACACCAGCTTGTTGCAACATTGCTTTGGCATAGCCGTAAGCCTTCCAGCCAGAAAGCTGACGCAGACCTTCAGCGACGAAAGTATCGCCACCACCCTGTTCATACTCACCAGCAGCTTGATCAGCTAAAGAACGTGCTTCACCTAAAGCTGCTTCGTCAGCCTTGAACTGAACTTGTTCGTCTTCAGAAGCACCGTTATACCAGTACTCCCGCATACCTTCGAGCATCTGCTTTTCATTCTCTTTCTTCTGCCGTTCGACAAGTATGGAAGACAGTGAGTCAGAGAATTGAGCTAAGCCCTTAGCACCTTCAGCAACTTCCTGAGCTGCCTGTCGGTCACGTTGAAGGATTGCATTGCTTTGACGATCAAGCTCTTGTACACGTTGTTGATTTAATTGCTCTAGATTATTAGAACCAAGGTCTACTTGTGCCGCTTGGAACTGACCACCTTGGTTAAATGTTTGAAAGGAAGTGGTCATAATTAGAAGTAGTTAGTGTAGCTAGTTGTCGAAGTAAATGAACCTGGAACGTTTCCAAAGGCAAATGAGGAAGGAGTGAAACCGCTATTGAATGCGCCTCCCATGTTTGTCATTGGAGAAGCCCCGAAAGGATTGCCTCCAAAATCAAAGTTATATGAGTCGCCTAAAGGTTGAACGTTTGGCATGGAGCCAACTGCTGGTGCTTTCAGGCTGCTATAAGTAGAAATTCCACTACCAACTGCACTAGCTATTCCTCCAATAAATGACAGGTTGGCCGCAGTCATATCTACATTCGGCTTGACAGGTGCTACTCCAGGTTGTGGTTTGAATTGAACCTTTGCGTAAGCACCTCTATTAGTAGTACGAAGCTTCTCTCGAATACCCTCAACTCTGCTCTGATAATTCTCATGAGCACGTAAAAGGTTCGATGTAGCTAATGCTTGACTTCTTCCGTACTTAGCTAGGTCACGTGCCTCACGTCGTTGTGCAGTCCTACCTGATCCGTAGCTCCTCATATTCTCCATAAGGCGAGTAAAGGCATCTAAGCCTTTTGTATCAGCTTGCTTAAAGAGATCAGCTAAACGGCTTTGCTCATCTGCATAAGCTCGGCTAGCTGATAAGACATTCTCTTGAACAGTGGTGTCGTACTCGGCAAGCCTTGTGCCATACATGGCGCGTTGTCCGTCCCACTTAATTGAGCGTATCTGTAGCTGTCTTTTGTAGTTGTTTACTTCAGCAGTTTTCTGATCAGCAGCGGATTTCAGTCCGCCGACGGCTGATGCCGCCTGGCCGACGCCCATTGCTATTCCCCCGATTACTGGATCGCACACGGCAAAATTCTATAAAGGTTAAGTTGTTAGGACCATGAGTTACTTCACGAAGAAACTTAAATCCAAGAAATCGAAGAAGCTTTAAATGAACTTCATTGCGTTTATCGCAAATATTCCACAGCATCTTCTCTGGTCTACTTTCAATAAG